ACCACTACCAAAATTGAGAGTTATGTTTTTGTCTTTGACATCCAGGTTAGTAGTATCAATTGTTGTGGTTGTGCCTGAGACTGTGAGATCGCCTGAGATTGTGGCATTGCCTGTGACAGCTATACCTGTTGAGGTGGTGGCTAGTTTTTCTGAGTTGTTAAAATATAATTTTGCTGCACCACCCTGATTACCCCTGAATAGATAACCACCATCAGCAGACTGAAGAAATAAATTTGTGCCTTTTATAATTAAAGAACCTGCACCAGTTTCAGAAATAATAGACTGATTTGTTGAACTATCGTGATAGATTTGTAGGTCAGAACCAGTACCAAAAAGTGCTTTAGAATTATCTGGGAATATACCATCATGACTTGCACTTATTTCAAAACCACCCTCTAAGAAACAATCGTTAGAGACAGTTAGCTCGTCAATCGTAGTTGCACCAGCACCAGTAGATGACATTAAACTGCTCAGAGCTTGACCATTTAATATGATCTTGTCTGCTGTAATCGTATTCTCAACTGTTAAGTTACCTGAGATATTTAAGGTTGTGCCATTCCAAGACAACTTATCTTTCAGCGAGAATTGACCTGCATCATCAAAATAGACTGCTGTATTAGTATTGTTAAATGTGCCTGTGCCATGATACATCTTAGTAGCATCGAAGCTAAAGCCACCGATAGATCCTTGCCCTATGTCTACTGTTGTAATTGGCGCTGTGGTGACAGCAAAAGTTAGCTCTGTTGGCTCTGATTCTGTGCCTAGTGAATTAATAGCAGAAACTTTAGCCACAAAGCCTGTATCTATATTTATGCCATCTAAATATATTTCTGTAGCTTTTACTCTTTTATCGAATCTAGTTTTAGAACTAGAATCAGATAATATTTGTACCCTAAACTCAAAAGATGGGTATTCAGCAGAATCAGACCAAGTTAACTTAGCTGCTTCTCCTGTAGTGGTGTTTTTAGCTGTAAAAGCCAAGCTAGTAGGTTTGACTACTCTAAATGGGTCTGGTGGTGTTGGGTTTGAACCTATATCTTCTGCTGGTGGTGTTTCCCAACCATAAATACTAGCCTGATACTCCACAGCACTAACCTGGATATTCAGGTCTGGCATAATGTTCATTTGGGTAATTCTGTATGGTTCAGCAGACAAATTAAGATCTGAACTAGTAATAGTTATAACCTCACCTACTCTAGCTTTTAACACTTTAGGTGTGGCTACAAAGGTTACACTTCTATTGTTTCTTGATCTGTTTAAAATAGCTTCTGCGTGGTTGTAAGCTATTCTTTGGTTAGTAACGAAAGGGAACTGCGCTCTATGCTCTAAGACCTCATTACCATCGTCAGATAGCCCATCTGTGACTACTACTGTATCTGCTTCATACTTCTTAGATGAGTTATAGAACTCTACTTCTACTTTGTTGTATTTTTGTTCTTTGTTTTCTAGTGCTAGTTCTAAACCACTTTCTAAGATGTCATCTTCGTCTAAGCTAACTACAGAGCTTTCTGTGCCCTCAACATCTAAAGAATATGTGCCGTTGGTATAAGTAAAAATACCACGCATATTTGCTATAAGATCTTTAGTGTTTTCTAAAACAGTCTCATCTGTATCTATCACAGCATGACACTCGAAGCGTGTTTGTGTTTCTGTAATAGTACCTGTCGTACTAGAGGTTATAGCTGTAGTTACAGCACCCTCATCCATTAATAAATAATAGTGCTGTCCGTAGGAAGTAGCTGAATCGCCTTCTTCTCTGAATATTGTTGCATCCTTATCTAAAACACGACCACTAAAATAGGTTGTACCCCCACTAGCAAAACTGACAGTTGTGCCTGTTTTAATCTTATTGAAGTCAGAGGCGTTTTGCAGTTTAACTCTATCTGTTACTGTTGAAGCCAATAGGACTGGCACTGAGCTATGTGTAATGGTCTGCACACTGGTATCGCAATCATTGGCTGCTGTATTAAATGAAGTAGCATCTAAATCACTTGCAGATAATCCTTTACCATACTCGTCATTGGTAAGGTAGTCTCTGAGACACATAGCTGGGTTACTTGAATAGCCAGTGACAGATGTTCTAGTGTCTAAGACCTTTTTACCTTTAACCCTAGCTGTTAGATTTGGTATACCTGTAAACATACCCCTAGTGTCGTATTCAAAGTTGGCTGCTATATAAGCAATGCCTGACAGTTTGTGGTCTGCTGTCCAAGAATCAGGTCTAGAAGTTGTGCTGCCATCAAAGACATGAAACAACATTGGGTCAGCTTCTTGTGAGCTAGAACCATGATGAATGTTAAAAACCATTCTTGGGTTGTCACCAGTATTAGCACCACCTAAGACATTAGCAATATCAGCAGTGTTTTCACTAGCTACTGTGCCACCAAAATAGTTGCCTTCTTTGCGTAAGGTAAAGCCCTGACGATAGACTGAAGTATCACTGACTGAACGACCATCTATTCTAAGATCGTCAATGTCATCCACTTCACCAACAGCTATGGCGTAAACCACAAACAGTTCTTTTTGATTGACTGTTTCCATAAAGACAACTGTTCCTGCTGCCCTTCTTGTGCCGTAGATCACAGGTATGCCGTCACCTGTGCCGTATTTAGTCAATAGTATTTCTTGCCCTTTCTTGAGCTTCTTATTGGTTCTGTGGGCTTGTATGCCCTGTGCTGCCATTAGTGCAAATTGCACTTCTGGGCTAAACAAAAAGCCTAATATAGCTTCACCTGTTGCTTTAAAAATCTTGCCTACTGTAATATCAGCAAACGGAAACATTATCTAGACCACCTTACATCTTCATTAACTTCGTGGGCTTGATCTAATCCTTTATCGTTGGCATAAACTGACTTTTGCGATTCACCAGTAAACTTACGACCTTTGACAATATCCCAGTTGCGCCATTGGTTAGCTAATTCTAAATTGACAGCAAAAGTATCTTTAGTTTGTGCTAATGATGCTGAACTTATACTGCCATCAAAATACAAATAAGCATCTAGTAGGTTTTCACTAGCATCTAAGAAAGCTACATAGATTTGGGCTGCTTTATTGACAAAGTTTTCGCCTTTAAATATATCTCTGGTTGCTGTAGTAATGTTTTGTAAAGATATAGACATATTCTGATATTCAAGTGAGCCTGTTTCTTGTACTTCTTGTATATCTAAAAAGTTACCACCTGCTTCATAGGTTACAGAATCATAAACTAAATTTTTTACATGATTGGTAACAGTGATATTAGTTGAGGTGCTAAGTTTTAGTAGATGCACAATACGCACACCTTCCTGTTGTATATAGGTTTGTATATTGGAATTTATATTCCTTGCCACTATAAGACCTCTCTAACATCAAAAGCTAGGCTAAACAAACCAGCAGGGTCTGTAGAATAAAGCACATCATCTTGTGCTAAAGCTACAGTGAAAGATGGTTGATTGACTGTAACTGCTTCATTGTTGACTAGGGCTGCTTGTAAAGGTGGTTCTATATCTACGGCTGCTACTTCACCAGAGCCGTTAGAGCTTTCATCTGCTGTGACCATATAGACCTTGTTATGGTTGGCGAACTTAATTAGATCACCAGCTTTCAAAACACCTGTTGTTGAGTTAGTGAAACCATCTAAAGGTACTTGAGTTGCGCCTATAGCTGCTGTGCCGTTCACCAATATATCTGTCTCACCTTTGTCTGAGCCTTGATTTTCAAGTGGATATTGAAAGGTGAAAGTATCAAACGAACCTTTTTGTTTAACTAAGAAAGCATGAAAAGCCTGGAAGTCTGCTTGAACCATAGGTGGCATTTGCACACTGAAGCTAAAATATTGCGCTGCAAACTGTTTTACTGATCTTTTGCCACTTAGGGTATAGGCTGTGGTGTTTGGTCTGTTAGAAGCGAAATTGAACACTCTGGGCTTCTTGCTGGTTGGAAATGCACCACTCATTAGACTAAGCCCACCTTACCTCTTTGATTCATAGCCTGTGATACCATAGCTACGATTTGATTCTTCCTAGAAGCTATAATCTCGTCTACCCCTGCTGCATCTGTCGCTTGTATAGAGAAGTTAATGCTTACTGGTTGTGCTTGTGCTACTTGTTGCCCTTTGGTGTGATCTATAACAGTTTCATTAGGGTGTAAGATTGCAGGGAAACCGCCCTTGCCATCTATACCACCTGCTCTATTACCTAAACCTGTGAACCCCCCACCATCGAAACTTGTACCAAACAAAGCGTTAAAACCTTCTCGTAAACCACCTTTACCGAAACCACCAGCAGTCTGAAAAGCATCGAAGAATGGTTTTATGATTGTCATTCTTATTTGTAGTCTGATTAAATCTCTTATCACACTATCAGTGAAACTTTTGAAATCTGCTTCACCAGTTCTAGCGAAATCTACAAGAGCATCTTCAGCTTTTTTAAAAGCATTGACTGTGTTAGTTTCGATAAATTTCGTTGTGTCTTCTAATTGTTTGCTAAAAACTTCGTAAGGTGATTGCTGGTCTGTTTGACCAGTTTTTTCTATTTCATTGAGAAAATTTTTAACACTATCTATAAAAGTCAAATTTGCTTCTTCACCTGCGCCAAGACTGTCTATGTATTTTTCTATAAAAGCTATAACTGCATCAGCAGGATTTTTTATATTTTGTAATTCACCTTCTAAACGCCTTATATCATCATTGAATTCAACAGCGCTGCTACCAGCAAAACCTAAAACTTCAGCTAATTTCGTACCTGCATTACTAAAATCTTTTAAAGAAGCTACGCCTAAGAAAAATGGGAAATCCATTATTGATTGTCCGAAAGACCTGAATCTTAAACCTAAAATATCGAGCCTTATAGCTGCTTTTTGAGCTTCTACTGCAAAGTTTCCAACACCCTGAATACCAGCTTTAAGACCTGTGATAAATTTCGTACGCACCATCTCTCCAAATGCTTCTATTGAAGAACCTGAAGCTACTGTATCTTTAAAGAGTAGTGAAAACCTTTCTGATAAATCCTGCAATATCTGCAAGAAACCTATTGAAATTGCAGCAGTAGCCACAGTTATTTGTCTTTTAATTAATGCTAATGTGTCGTTAAATTTCTCTGTTTTTCTAATACTATTTTCACTGAGCATTAGTCCATAGGCTTCTGCTTTTTGTATGTAAGCATCGAAAGCTGCACCACCATCATCAAGCACATCCATTATTTGTCTACCTGCTCTACCGAATAAAGCAGCACCTACACTATTTTTTTCAAATTCAGAAGTTAGACGAGACACGCCATCAGAGACTGCTCTCAGAACCTCATCTGCCGATTTAAATGTACCATCAGCATTTTTAAGCTCAACACCTAAATCATCTAGTATGTCTCTTTGTGTTTTTAACCCTTTGGCTGCATCACCAATAGAACTTGAAAATTTTTCTAAAGATTTGTTAGCAACTTCTATATCTACACCAGCTTCAACTGCTGCGATTTGGAAGGCTTGTACAGTGCTTGTTGCTAAACCTGTTCTTGTTGAAACTTTACCTATAGCATCTGCAAACTCAAAAGAACTTCGTGCAATTAGTGTAAGAGTTGTCGCTACGGCTGTGAAAGCTATAGTTGCGCCACCTAGAACTTTAGTAACACCCACAGCGCCACTCTTAACAGCGCCTAATCCTTTTTTGACTGAACTGAAGGCTTTTTTAGTTTTATCTAAAGCGGTTAATTCAATTTTGTATTTTTGGTTAGCCATTTTTTTGTCTTTCTGCTTTTATTCTAAAGTAAGCTGTCCATAATTGGTATTCTTCTATAGACATTTGCTGAATCTCATGTAGAGATTTGCCTAAAAGCTCTGCCAAACCGAGCTGATTATAGAGGTTGTGGTCTTGGGCTAACTTTTTTTTACTTCTTCAGGTGACTTCTCAGCCATGATTTCGTTAGATACTCTGATAAGGACATTACGATCTACTTTAGTAAGTAGTGTTTGTTTATCCTCTAAAGAAAAGATTTGATCGCCATTATTGTCTAAGGCTTTGTAGATTAAGACATAAGCCAACATCGCCATATCATCGTCTTGTGCCATACGATAGAGCTTAGATGTTTCTTGTAGGGTTAAGGGCTTGGCATAGATCTCAAGGGGCGCATCATCATCACCCCATTCAGGCACGATAATCTTCTTGACCTCTAGGGTATTGAAGTGCGCTTTAGCTCGTTCTATTGCTTTCAATACTAGACAGTGCCGATAGTTAATGCGCCAGTACCTTGTACTGTGAATGACCTTTCTACTAAACCATCAAAGCTTTGGGTTTGTGAGATGCCAGTTACCAGACCTGTGCCTGATAGTTGATATGCACCTGACCCACTGCCTTCTGGTTGAAACAAAAATGCTAGACTTGCGCCAATAGTCATTGCTGTTTGCGCTGTATCTGTGTCATCGAATAGCGCATCCACTGAAGCTGTGAATGTATTAAGGGTAGCTTTATAACTTCTTGCTGCATCGCCCATTGCTGTATCTTCTACTGTGTCACCTGTTTGGTCGACAGTAAATGATCTAATTTCACCAATAGCGTTACCACCTGCTTTAACTACACCTGCTGAACCTGAAAATGTTGCCATAATTAAATACTTCCTTCTGTATGATGATAAGTGATTTGAAATGTCATTACAACAATTCCTAACGGATTATCACCTTCTCCGTTATAACTAATGTCAGTATTAACTAAAAAACTGTCCAAAGCTAGGTTATTTATTAATCTATCGCCATATAATGCTTCTTCTACTTCTTCTGTAATAGTGTCTATAGTGTCATCGTAGTTAGCATTTGCTTTGACATAAGCCTCAATCACTAAAGACAATATCTTTTCTATTGCTCTTGGTGGGTTAGTTGTTAAAGGCTCAGAAGTCTCTTCTCTGGTGTAGATTAACAAACAGGGCAGTTTGGTATTCTCGATAGGATAAACCCTGCTCTGAAAGACATTAGAGCCTGTAGTTGATAAACCTGTGAGGGTTGTTGCTACTCGTTCTCTTATTTGTTGTCTTTTATGTGCCATGCCTTATCTTAGCTTATTTGCCCTGACCTTTGTATTTTTTATAGGATCTGCGTTTATGCTTATTTAGTGTAGAGCTGCCAAAGTTTCTTCGACCTTGTGAAGTCTTTTTACCATTGACACCTGCTGTTGGCTCATGCCCTTTGCTGAATTGTGCGTTGCTTTTCTTTGGCATTAATCGTCTTTAGATTGTGAAGCACCAAAGTAGAAAGATATGACTGCACTAGCCAGTCCACCTAAATAACCCAATACTAGGTTGATTAAGGCTTCAGAGTTTTGTTCAGGTGGTTGTATAGTTACTAAAAAGATATAACCCATGAAGCCACCAATAACTATCAGACCCATAAATTTAGAAGTCCAATCTTTAGAAAAGGTTTTTCTAGCATCTTGGGTGTCTTGTGTCTCAAGCTTAAAGACATCGACCTCTAGCTCTTTCATTTTTACTTCAAAGTCTTTTTCTACCTTTTTTAATTCAAGTAGTTGCTCTGGTGTTGCTGCTTGTATTGCTTTCTCTACTGATTTTTTATTATTAGGCACACCTAGCTTCTCAGCTATCATACTGACGGCTGCACCCCCAAGTGGAGATCCTAGTGCTGAGCCTAATGCTGGTGCGATTGTGCTTAGTAAATTTTTTAACATAATTAGTCCTGTAATATAAGCATTGTCATGCCTGTGCCGTCTGGCTGTATGTTCACAATATTGTAAGTGACACTATCAATAGTAATAGTGTCGGCTGTATCAATACCTGTGACATCTGAAGATCGACAAGTTGCTACTGGTTGTGTGCCATCAATATCGACAGATTCACCAGCAATAGCAAAATATTCTTTATTGATAATGACTTTGATGGTTGAAGCGCTGCCATTGATAGATACTGAAGCACTTTCGCCATGCGTATCTGTATCAAAGAAGTTCAACAGGTCTTGTGCTGATTCTAGCGCCATTATCTTGTTTTAATATTTTTTTCTGCTTTATCTGATTTAGCTTTGCTTTTGCCTTTAACTGCTTCTACACCTGCTGCTTCTAAGCCATTGTAGTCTTTAGGGTTACAGCTAAAAGTATCACCTGAATTATACCAAGTGCCGTTATAGCAAACCTTTCTTGTAGCTACGACTTCCATTACTTTTCCTTTTTGCCTTTAGGTTTATATACATTCCCAAACTGCACATTCTCCCATTCAGCTATATCTTTCTTAGCTATCTGTATAGAATCACCTGCCTGGTATTTCTCACCACCATAGTAGTAAGTTTGATTGAACACGAATTTTATTTTTGTATCACTCATATTTCCATTATACATAAAAAAAGGGCTTCCGAAGAAGCCCTAGACTAAGTTAAAACTTAATTAAGTAGTAACAATGTCTTTACACACTGAGAAAGCATCATCGTGTCTTAGAGCTATGTCTAAGTCTTGGA